GTGAACGTGTGGCTAAAGTTGAGACAATGCAAGATCATCAAGTGCAAGTGAGTTTAAAGAGTCCATGAATGTCAAGCTTGTAAAACAATCAGGTAGTACACTTGATATTGTGAATGCTGCAAGAATAAGTTTTGGTAAACAGATTGAATCAATGAATGATAAAGATTGGAAGTTGATTGAATATCTGTGGACTCATAAACACACTTCACCCTTTCGACATATACATTTCACTTTCCATATTAGAGCACCCATATTCATCTTAAGACAGTGGATGAAACATCAAGTTGGTTGCAGTTGGAATGAGATTAGTGGCAGGTATGTTGAGTTCGAGCATTCATTTTATCATCCTCAAAAGTGGAGATCTAAACCAGATCAATCTGTGAAGCAAGGAAGCGGTCAAGTGTTGGATGATGAAACACAATCTGATTGTTCAACTATTTATCAGAATACAATTGATAGCTTGTTTGATACATATAAACATCTGTTGACAATTGGACTATGTAAAGAACAAGCAAGGATGATCTTACCCACTTCTTTGATGTCAGAATGTTATTGGACTTGTTCATTCCAAGCATTGATTCATTTCTTAAAACAAAGAACAGATTCACATGCACAAAAAGAAATTGCTGAATATGCATGGACTATTGTTGATCTGTTGAATGAGGATGAAGATATGAAGAGACTTATGAAGATCTGTGGATTCAATTCATGAACTGGTCAAAGCATTGGATTCAACATGCTCTATTGATTTCTGATCAATCACCATGCCCAAGGGGTAAAGTGGGGGCCGTGATTGTGGATCAATCAAACAATCCTGTTGCAATGGGTTTCAATGGACCACCACGGGGTGCACCTGGTAAACTATGTAATATAGATGAATGTGAAAGAACAAAGAACAAGATTAAATCAGGAACACATATTGAACTTGGTTGCCATCATGCTGAAGCAAATGCACTAATGAATGCATTGAGAAAAGGCATCAGTGTATTGAATTGTTCAATCTATATTACAACGGCCCCTTGTTTAGTATGTGCTCGATTGATACACCATGCAGGTCTGTTGGATGTGCATTATCCTGTTGATAGTGCATATGATAAAAGGGGTTCTGATTATCTACATTCAAACAATGTCATTGTGTACACAGTTTTAATATGATAAATATTGAACATCCTTTCGTTAGTGTGCCTTGCTGATGATTGGGTTTCAAGTAAAAGAAAAGCAGTGTGTGGTGTTCTCCCTTTTCCACATGCTGTTTTTTTTATTTCCAAAATTCATCAGATGCTCGTCTGTCTTCACCTGTCATTTCAAACTTGAAGTCTTGACACATGCCACTGATTCGACTGATTGACCTTATATCCAAGAACTGTTGTTTCATTTGGCGTGGTGTGAGATTGGAAGCAAACAGCACTTGAACACCAGCAGCATGGATTGCATGGATCAATTCATTAGTTGTTTGACGACTCCATTCATTCTGCCTAAAGAATCCAAGCTCATCAAACAGGACTACTTGAACACCATCCAACCATGAATATCTTGGATCACTAACATCACTATTCTTATCAAAGGATTTCTTGATGTTCTCTAGCAGCTGTTGATGTGAAACGTATCTGACCTTCTTACCTGCAAAGATCAATTCACGAGCAATGGCACAAAGCAAGTGTGTCTTTCCATTTCCTGTGTTTCCATAAATCAAACCGCCTTGGTGCTTGCCTTGAACAAAGTCAAGAGACAATTGTTTAAGACCTTCTTCAAAGTCATAGTTGTCAACATGCTTGCCAATTGCATCAGATGTTAAACCGCTGTTTTTAAAATCAAGTAAATGTTTGTTGATCAATCCACAGAACTTGCATGGAATACCAAAGGTATATCTGTGTTGAACTGGTACCCATAAACCATCATCATCAATGATTAGATCATCAGGACGTTTTGAAACATCTTCTGTTTTCTTGCCTTGATCATCTTCAATCATTACAGGTTCATACGGTTTAACATCATCAAGGATCTTTGTTTCTTGTCTTGTGTGTATACCTGAATGTGATGCAGTGCACCCGTTATATTCACAAGAGTTTAAGAGATTAACTTTAATTTGTGGAACACCTGCAATGACTTCTTTAGTAAGTAAGTTTGCTTGTTCGAGGTGACGATGATGAATAATATTAGGCTTTGATACATTTGTTTTGATGCTGTTGACTCTCAATGAACGTGCCCAATGATCTAGGTCAAAGTCTTTGATTGCTTGCTTAATTGATTTCATGTGTTCTCCTTTGCATGATTTCATTTAGTTGTTTGTGGACCACATAGGTTTGCTGAGTTGTGGATAGAGTAATCTTTGTTTATCTGAATATGTCATATTTGGATGTGCTTGAATATACTCTTCTGTTCTTCTTCTAGTAACTGCGTCTTCTATGGATGAAGGGTAAATCCAAAACTCACTTTCTCCCTCAATGCAATTTTGATCCACTTCCTTTTCATCAAGTGTTTCAGTTTCTTCTATATTGTTATTAACTGAATTAATATTGTTACTAACTGTATGGGTATCAAGTTTGATACTGCTAGGGGTATCAGATTTGATACTGGGGGGTATCAAGTTTGATACTGTGGGGGTATCAAGTTTGATACGGTTCATATTTGATACGGTATCATTCTTGATACCCACTTTATCAAGTTGGATAGTTGTAAAAGCGGCGGTTGATTTAGTGCGTTCAATGTATCTTGATGTTCTAGTGATCCAACCTTTCTTGACTAGCTGTGAAAGTGTTCGCTTTATAGTGGGTAATGTTCCACCTGTTGATTCAACCAACAGACTTGCACTGACTTGACCGCTGAATGTGGACCAGTCAACACGCATCAAGATTGCAAACATGACGACCTTTTCCATTGCCTTCAATTCAGACTTAAGAATTAATTGTCTTACCTCATATTCTTTCATGTGTTCTCCTTTATATAAGATGAATCAAGTAAACACTAGTCCTTCAGAAAAGTAAACAGGTTTTTTACAAAAAAGAAAAAAAAGAGTTGACAAAAAAGTAAACAGCCTTTACATTGGATTCAGTTCAATCAACCAAGGAGAACACATGAAAGAACAAATTTTATCTGATCTAAAAAAGCAAAGATATACAATGAAAGATTTAGCAAAGCACATGGATGTAAACAATACACATCTTTCATTGGTCTTAAATGGTCACCGCCCTATGTCATACAAGGTAGCTGTTGCCTTGCGTGATTCTCTTAATGCTTTGACCTCGAACACTTATGACTTAACTGACTTTGGATTTTAAAATGAATTACAATCAACGCTTAAAGCAAACCCAACGCATTGAACTATTTGCAATCTTAATCTTGATCATCTTTGCATCAAGTCTGGTCTTGCAATTTCAAGAGAACTGTAAAGAACGCCGTGGCAATCATTCTGTAGTCAAGGCCCCTTCAACATCTACACTTAAAACAACTTCACTTATTTTATCTAATCAATAATTAAGACGCATATAAAAGGAGAACAATATGCTTAATCCACAACATGACGAAATCATCAAGAACAATTCAAACAGCCAACGTGATTATGATGACAACATCAAATGCTTTCTGACTTTCGGCCATTTGTTTAATTATAATCCTCTTGCTTGTATGTCTCAAACATACTGTATACATGGCAAGCCTGCATTGAATGCTGATGCAATGGTTGGAATTGTACGCGGCTTTGTGGATCCAACCACAGGCAAAAAGATTTGTGCAATGATGAAAGCAGAAACATTGACACCAGAATATGATGATCAAGGCAACGTCAATCCTCACACTGTTGGTATTCGATACACTGCAATGCGTACTGATGAACTAGACTTTGCTAAGGAATACGGAATTGACGCACCTGTTCATGAATGGACTTTCACAATGTATGATTGCAGAATGCGTGGCAATGATAAGGGTAAAACATGGCGTGAAATGCCTTTGGTGATGTGTGGAAAGCGAGCAGCAACTGCACTATGCCGTGTGGTCTTTCCTGATGTAGTTGGAACTGCCAACAGTCCTGATGAACTTGCTGAACAAATCCTTGATGATGCTGATGAAGTTGAACGAATTGCCTATGCATCAAATGGTGAGCGTATTCCATACGACTTAAAAAAAAAGTCTAAAGTAAGTCAACCACCAGCACCACAACCTGCACCACAACCTGCACCACAACCTTCACATAAAGTGGTTCATGTATCACCTCAAGATCCTAAGTTTCACCTAAGAGACTTCACAAATATCAGCACTGTACTGCAAGAATTGACAGATGAAGGTATTGATGTTGACGATTCTTTACTTGCCCTTTCTAATTATTCAGATGGTACTTCACCAACTGAAATGGATGAGTTCCATTTTAGACGTTTCTTTTACCCTATCATGTTCTCACCATTGCGAGTGATCTTAAAGAATGGACGCTTAGCAGGATTCACAAGAGAAGGTCTTAAGGATGTTGACTCTGATTCATTGGCTGCCATGTTTGATGCGTTCTATGGTACTTGCTATGACAAGAACCGTGATGATGATTTGCTTGGATATTGCGTGAATGTAATCAAGTGGACTTGTTCACCCTGGTTCAGTGAACTTGCACACTTCACTCAGAAACTTTTATCTAAAGACTTGATCAGTGAAGAGACACAAGAAGACATTCTTGACACCATCACCAAAGATGAGAACTTATTTAGTCAAGCTATGTATGACGACATTATGCAGACTTTACCCTTGTTCGAGTAAAGGCATCTCGCACTTCAAACCATCACATGCACCCGTCAAATGTGCATCATTACCGCCATAGATTTTAGTGAAGTCAATCACAGACCAGTCAACCTTTGCTAACATTTTCCACTTTGCTTCACTCAATGAATTGTCTAATACTGTTTGATATGGTGCATTCTCATATATATAGTCACCAGCATCAGGCATCATTGCAACGCCCTTGACTGTGTGTCTAATCTTCCAAAGCCAATCAGCAACAGACACCCATTCATGTGCCTTGATTGTGCAAGTGTTTGAAACGTTATGTGTTAAACCTTCAACACGGCTGTTGATACTACCAGGTAATACCCAATGTTTCTGAACCAAGTTGACTTGCTCGATATGGTATTGTGCATTAACTTCATCTCTGATCCATGAATTGACATCAGGAACTTCACAAGCAAATTGCACAATGCCTGTGTCACCTTCTTGATCAATGATGCACGATGGCAAATGTTCTTTGATTTCTTTCCACACAGGATTGATCTTGCTTAAACGTATGGTTCGAATCCAACGCTTTGCATGGAATGGATGGATGCCTGCACTTGTACCAAGCAAGGTTGATGTGTTTCCACTTGGTTTGATGCATGTTGTTCTTGATGCATAGTTGATTCCAATCATTTGAGCAACTCGCATGTTCTCTTCAACCACAGCTTTTGCACCCGCTTCAAGAATTTTTGGTGAGAAAGAAACACTGAAATTGGAATACATACCTGTGAGACTTACACCTATCAATGCTTCTTGCTCAATGATCTTCTTTGATACAAGACCAAGATACCCCGTGTTTGTATAGCCCGCTTGAAGTGTTCCAATGAATGCAGCTGCCCTGCATGATTCCATGAACTTTTCAAAAGTCTTGTTCTCTTGCATGTTAATCTCAGTAAGATTGCACACACTCCATCCACTTCTGAATTTCCACCCTGTTTTTTCAAGCTGTTCTTTATTCCTACTCATTGAGAGTGGAACCTTATAGACAGTTTCACCCGCAGGTGATTGAACCCAATAAGGCCATAAACCAATTTCACAACATGGATTTGTTCCAAAGTCAGGAGCATTGGAAAAGAACACGCCAGGTTCACCAAAGTTGCTGTTTAGATCAACGGCCTTTTCAACATCTGATTTCTTTTCTGTTCCATCTGTGATGATGTTTGAACTGATGTTTGCATATGCTCGATTAGGATGTGTGATATACCACTCACCTACCTTTGCATTCAACATCAACTCATCATCTTTATCAAACAAACAGATTGATGCAGACCGCCTCACACCTCCTGAAAGAACAGCAGCTGATAAAGACATACACATGTCAAAGACATCAATGGACCTTAGACGTTTACCTAGTCTTGAAACTAAGATGTGTCTGATTTCATTTAAACATGCTTCAAGTGGTTCATGCCCTGGTGCAATTCCACCTGATGAAATAGGTGCACCCCTTGGTCTGACTTGCGAGTAATCAAAATATACCTCGTGATCAATTGCGTGTTCAAAGTAATCAACATGAAAGTATGAATCAAGCAATGCTTGAAGTGCTTCACTCCATCCTTCAATGGAGTCTTGAACAACATGTGTTAATGATTTACGTCTTGCATGTTTTTCAACACCCACGATTCGAGGTAGTCTCTTTATGTTTCTTTCTTTGACACTGAATCCTGTACCAGATCCACACAAAAGCAACCAAAACATTTCACTGAAAAAGCGTGGCCTGTCAACAGGTGAGAAAGTACAGTTGTAGATTCTCATGTTTCTTTGTTGAATAGCTTTACCGCCAAATTGCATTGAACGTTGTGAAGGCACAACACGCTGTTCTTTGACAAGTTGAAACGCTTCAACAATCTCTTTTGCCAAATGTGGATATTTATCAATGTGCATATCAACTACACGGTCAACTGCATCAGTCCATGATTCACGGCCTGTGTCTGTCTGTCTTGCATATTGTGAAGCAAAGACCACTTCACCCATTATTTTATTTTGCATAATCCCTCATCTTAAACTGAAATACAAAGTTGATGTAGCAAGCACACCAACCACCGCACTTGAAACAATAAGCAGTCGATTTGAATAGACCTCTTCTTGTTCAAGCTTCTGTTTAAGATGATTGTTTAATTGTTTAGATTCGTCAAGAGACTTTTGAAATATGCTTATGCGTGACTCACAACGTTCTACTCTGTCTTTGACTTCTTGTTCAAAGCGTGTCTTGATTTCACTGACTCGAATCAAGCAACTGTTTCCATGCAATGCACTTTGAATATCTGCCATGTCACCAACGGAAACAATGAAGCCGCTTGCAGGTGAAATGGTTCCTGATGGTACAAACTTAGAATGAACTTGATGGCCATCATCTAAAGTGATGGTTGCAAATCCAAGTTGTAAGATTGCAGGTATAAGGATGTTGAAGATCATTTCTTTAAATCCTTCATAATGCGATCAATCAAATCATTGCAGTTTAACTTGATTGCTTCCTTATCAACTCTACACAACCTTTGTTCACGTTCAATGCAAGACGTTTCACCATCAGCAACACAAGATGCATGCTTTGATTCGAGTGCTTTAATCTGATTGCTTTGAACAATGACCAGTTCAAGTTCTTCACTACACACTTCTTTCTTTGATGTTGATCCATGTGACATGCCAATAAGGATGGAGATGAAACACAGAGCAATACAGAAAGCAGCAATTGCAAGTGGAGATTGTAAAAGCTTATCAGCGTTTTCTAAATCTAGTTTGATATTGAACATGATTATCTTATGTCCTTAAAATAGTCAAAGATGGAATACCTGCATATGCTTCAAAGCCGTTTGGTTCCCAAGTATATCTGGGAGTACCTGCCCCCGTTGAAATGACTCTTAAAGATACTGTAATGTCTGATCCGCCAAAATCAGAAGAAAGAATAACAGCAACAGCATCTTGACGATAAGGAGGATTCAGATTTCCATATGTTCCACCTACACTGGAACTTCTTAGAAGAGCAGCAGACCCAATGAATTGAGAGTTTGTCTCATCATACCAACGATATTTTAAATCTACAATTCCACTTATAGTGTCAACTGATGTTCCACCCTGCAAAATAAAAGACTTTCCTAAAGTATTGTCTAATGTAAATTGATAATTATTAGAAGAGGATACACCAAAGCCGCTTATTAATTCAGTGCGATCAAAATGTGCGTATACTGTGCCGCTTATATCA